TCGTCGATGCCAGATCACGTGTCGAAGTGGGTGCTGAAGTACACGTACGTTTTGCGCATGTCACCTGAGCAAGTTCAGACGAGGATGCGCAAGACGCACCGCGCAGTATTGCGCGGCCGCCGATTCGATCTCGTGCTCGCGGAAGCGCACGCGGCGCTCTCTAGGCGGATCGCTGCGATGTCCGCGCAACAAATCATCAAAAATATTCGAACGGACGGTTGTAAACCCTCCGAATCTGTTTTATAGTCGCGCCCAGATGACCGAATCCGCCTAGCGCGTGAGCTTTGCTTCCCTGATGGGAGGCGAAGTCGTCGGTAGAGAAAGCCCGCCACTGAGCGGGCTTTTTGCATTGGAGCGCCGAAATGTGCATGAACCCCGTGACGGCATGGCTGCTCCTCCTGAGCACGATCTGCCTTGGTCTGAGCAAGACGTATATGGATCTCGCCGAACAGATCGAAGGCGATGAATAAACGATGGAGCAAACATGAGTACGACGATGCGCGCAAAGCTGCAAGTCAGCATGGTTCAGGAGCACATGGGCTGGGTAGATCCGGTTGGGCCAGAAACCCGAGAAGGCCAGCGAGACGCTGCATATGCATGCAGTCTGCAAGCCCACCTACGCGGACTCCGAGTTCGACGAGGACAACACATACGCCCGTATGTCGCCTGGTGCCACGCTGACGATCCATATCGCGAATCCGGCGCTGTGGGGCAAGTTCAAGCACGGTGACAAGTTCTACGTCGACTTCACGCCCGCCGAGCAGTAAGCCTTTAGGCCAGTCACGCGCCGAGCGGCGTTCGGGCTGGCATCCCCCTCCAAGTCAAAGGCTGCTGGCTAAGCGCACCAATACAGACGGTGAACGGGCTGTTGACTTGGATACGTAGTTCCGCGAAAACCAGAACAATGCCCGTTTCGTGAGCATTCCGAACCATAGTTCTGATATTTGCGAAAGAATGTCTCCTCCTGCGCCGAGAGTCGCGGGATTCGCCAGCGCGCCTTCGTCGCTGGCTTTTTTCATTTCCGGTGACTGAATGGCTCGCCCATCCAAGAAAATCGATGCGGACGCCCTGGTGGGCGAGATCGCATTGATGCGTTCGTCGATCTGGCAGAACGGCAAGCGCAAGGTGGCAGCAATCATCACTGATGCCACGACAGACGCGGCGCTGCTTCCGGATAAAGCGATTGCGCTGGTATCGGTCACGGCATTTGCTCCCGGCGTTCCGTCGCGACTGGTGCGCGATGTTCCGCTTTATGAAGGGCCGCAGGGCGACGATGTCACGCCATCCGCGTGGTTGAAACCCTGATGGCGGCCTTTCAGATCAGCGTCGCAGACGACATAGCGAGATTGCAGAAGTCTCTCAGTACGCTGGAAAGGCAGCAGCTTCCGTTCGCAATAGCGAAGACGCTTACAGCTGTCGCTAAGAACGCACAGGCTGCTGAGAAGGAAGCGATGCCGGAAGTGTTCGACCGGCCAACGCCCTTTACCGTCAATTCAGTTGGTGTGAAGGGGGCGCTCAAGACCAATCTCGAATCGCGCGTATTCGTCAAGGACATCGCAGCCGCGTACCTTGAGCCATTCGAGTTTGGCGGGAATCACAAATTGCTGGGTGCGGGCAGAACATGGCTCAACCCGAAAGACAAGGCGCTGCTCAACCAGTACGGCAACTTCAGTAAGACCGCGCTGAAGCGACTGCAGGCGCGGCCGGACATCTTCATCGGCAGCATCAAGACGTCGTCGGGCGAGACTATCGGCGGTGTGTGGAGAAGGCCGCCGTCGGCCAAGGTGACGAAGGTGCGCGGCAAGCGTGGCTCAGTCGTCCAAGGAAGTCCGCGTGGGCACCTCAAACTGCTCGTTCGCTTTGGCGACGCGCGCCCGGTGCGTCAGCATCTCGAATTTGGCGAGAGGGCCTTTGAGGTTGTCGATGCAACGTTCGACCGCGAGTTCGAAAAGGCGATGCGCGACGCGGTTTCGACCGCGAAGCTGTGAAGTGTTGCAATCTCACAACGAGGTTCAACGAATGTTGCGAAAAAGCCACGGATTGCGCACCGGTATGGTGCGGGCGGGTCCCTCCTGCGCCCTTCCGAACACGCGGGCACTGCGCACCGCGGTTTTCGACCAGCGCTGAGTTTTGAAATTTGGGTAACAGGTAACAAAACCGGCCGATGAATCAGAGCGAGTTCGCAGCACTCCACGGCGTCAGTCGCAAGACCGTCACGAAGTGGAAGGAGCGCGGCTGGCTTGTGTTTGCGGGCGATGCGATCGATGTCAAAGCATCGAATGCGAACCTGACGCGATACCGTCGCGATGGCCTTCCCGATGTTACCCAGCCAGCGGCAAAAGCGGCGAAGGGTAACAAGCGGCAGTCTGTTACCCAGGCGGCGAAAGGGGTAACGCTAGAAGCAGGCGAGAGCGCCGGCGAAGCGGCAAAGAAAATCCTGTCCGGCAACGTCGAGCTGCTCAATTTCGACGAAGCGCGCTGCTTCAAAGAGAACTATCTCGGGCTGATGGCTCAGCTCGAATATGAACGAAAGTCCGGCTCGCTCGTCGAGCTGGATACCGCAACAGCAATCCTCTTCGAGGAGTTCCGGGCGCAGCGCGATGCGTGGCTGAACTGGCCGACCAGAGTGGGTCCGATCTTGGCAGCCGACCTGGGCGTCGAGGCCGACCGAGTTGTCGAGGCTCTAACCGCGCATGTCCACAAGCATATTGCCCAACTCGGCGAACCAGAAGCCAATTTCTCGGAACGAGAAGGCTGACCGTCTCCGCGCGTCTGTACGCCGCGCGTGGACGCCGCCGCCACGCATCAGCGTGCCGGCATGGGCAGACGAATTTAGAAAGCTCGCGAAAGAGGCGGGCAGTACCTCGGGCAACTGGGAAACCTCAACGGTCGAGATCGCCCGCGGCCCGATGCTGGCGGTCACCGAGCCGGGTGTGCATGTGATCACCACGATGGTGAGCACCCAGCTGCTGAAGACGGCTCTGCTCGAAAACGTCTTCGGGTACTTCGCGCACCTCGATCCTTGCCCGATCTTGCTGCTGCAGCCGAAGGAGGATGCAGCCGAGCAGTTCAGCAAGGAACGTATCAGCCCGCTGATTCGTGTGACGCCCGTCCTGCGCGAGATCGTCGGGACAAGCAAGACACGCAATGCCGACGAGACGCTGCTGTTCAAGGCGTTCCCCGGCGGCTTTCTGGCGCTGGCTGGCGCTGGTAGCCCTGACAACCTTGCGCGGCGCCCGGTGCGCGTCATCCTTGCCGACGAGGTCGACAAATATCCTGTGACGCGCGAGGGCGAGCCGATTGCGCTCGCCGAAGAGCGGACGGCGACGTTCGGTGTCAACTGGCTGTCGATTCGAGCATGCTCGCCGACAGTTGAAGATGAAAGCAGGATCGAAGACAGCTACAAGGATTCGGATCAACGCCGTGCGTCGATCGCGTGCCCGCACTGCGGGCATCGTATGTTTCCCGACTTCTTCAAGCACGTCGATTGGGACAAGCGCCGCGACGACAGCGGCAATGTAGTCGAGCACTTCCCGAAGACGGCGCGGATCTCATGCGAGTCGTGCGGGCAGATCTGGTCAGAAGGGGATCGGCTACGCGCGCTGCAGACCGCTCGCTGGCACCAGACGAAATCGTTCGACTGCTGCGGGGCTCGACACGTCCCGCTTGATGACTACGAACGCGCATGGCGCGGTCCCGAAGACTCACGCGAAGCGACTGTTGACGCGGCGATCGCTCAGGTATGGGACTGGTGGGAAAGCGACCGTCACGCGGTGTACCGCGCCAAGTGTCCGGACTGTGGCGAATGGAAGGTCGATAACGAACACGCGGGCTTTCAGGCGAGCAAGCTCTATAGCCCATGGCAGAAAGATAAGCCCGCCGATATTGCGGCGAAGTGGCTGAAGGCCGAAGGCGACGAAGAGAAGAAGCAGACCTGGTGGAACACGCAGGCCGGCATGCCGTATCGCCCGAACTCGGGCAAGGTGCTGCGCCTCGAGGCGCTCGTCGCGCGCGGGGAACGCTGGGCGGCAGAAGTGCCCGACGGTGTCGCCGTCATCACGATCGGCGTCGACACGCAGGACTATCGTTTCGAAGTCGAAGTCGTCGGTTGGGGCCGCAATGAAGAAAGCTGGTCGATCGCCTATGAGGTGATCGAGGGCGACATGGAAACGCCCGAGCCGTGGGAGCGGCTCGATGCGTTGCTGAATCGCGTCTGGCATCGCGCAGATGGGCGGCCTTTTGAGGCGATGGCGGTCTGTATCGACTCCGGTGGCCACCACACGCAGAAGGTCTATGACTTTTCGAAAGCTCGTCTCGGCCGGAAGGTCTGGGCAATCAAGGGCGAGTCAGCAGTCAGCGGCAAACGCAATCCGGTCTGGCCGATCAAGAAGCCCACGCGGAAGACCAAAGCGTCTTTCCGGCCGGTGATTCTCGGCGTGAATGCGGCGAAAGACACCATTCGGAACCGCCTGCACGTCGAAGGACCGGGGCCGGGTTACATGCACTTTCCGAACGATCGCGACATCGGCTACTTCGAGCAGCTCACGTCGGAGCGATCCGTCGTGAAGGTATCGGGTGGTCAGAAATATCGGGTGTGGGAACTGCCGTCCGGCCGCGCGAACGAAGCGCTCGACTGTCGCGTGTACGCATATGCCGCGCTGTGCGGATTGACGCACCTCGGATTGAAGCTGAACCGGCGCGCTGATCTTGTTGCGCAGCCGCTTGACTACGACGCTTCGCAGCAGACATGGACGCCGCGGCCGGTGGATCAACAGACGCCTCAGCAGCCTGAAGCGGCGACGCCGTCAACAACTGATGTAAAACCTGTCAGGAAGAAGCTGACCGGTCGACTCGCATAGGAAAGCAATGGCAATCACGGATGGAATGAGCACCGTCGACATGCAGTCGAGGTTGGCCGCGTTGCAAGCGGCGTACTTCGATCTGTCGTTGGGCGCGAAGATCGTGACGGCCACCTATAACCAGGGCGACGGCACGAAGTCGGTCACGTATCAGCAGACCGACAAGATGGACATTTACCGAAGCATCCTGATGCTGCAAAAGGCATTGGGGATCATCTGCCACTATCCGCGCGCTCGAAGGGTTCTCTTCTAAATGTCACTTCTCGTCGATTCTTCTGGCAAGCCCTTCGGGGATCTGCCAGCCGGCGGTCGTGCGCGCGCGGATTCTGGATCGATCGTCCCGAACAACATGCGGGTCTCGAATTCCAGCCTCTTTCCGTATGATGCTGCGAGCTACCAGAAGCAGGAGATGGGCGACTGGTATCCGTGGGTCCGCTCGCCGGATTCGGAAATCAATGTCTCCCGCGACATCATGGTGTCGCGTTCTCGCGACCTCGCGCGGAATGACGGCTGGGCGAGCGGCGGCATCACCCGGATTCTGGATAACACGATCGGCGCACACATGCGTCTGTCGGCGAATCCGGACTACCGCGCGTTGGCGATGTTCGAAAAGGCCTTCGACGTAACGTGGGCCGATGAATTCCGGCGTGCCGTAGAGGCCTTATGGCGCGGGTTTTCCGAGGACATTGGTCATTGGAATGATGTGTCGCGTCAACTCACGCTGTCGCAGCAACTTCGCCTCGCGATGCGCCACAAGCTCATTGACGGCGAGGATCTTTTCCTTGCCTATTGGATGCCAGAGCGCGTCGGCATAGGCGCTGCCAAATACGCCACTTCTTTTCTTCTCGTCGACCCTGACCGCCTGTCGAATCCGTATCAGATGCTTGATACGAAGTATTTGCGCGGTGGTGTCGAGATCGACGATTACGGCGTCCCTATTGCGTACCACATCCGCAAGGCGCATCAGAATGACTGGTACAACTCGGTCGAGAGCATGGTCTGGGAGCGCGTCGAGCGCGAGGATGAAGACGGCTGGCGCCGTGTGATCCATGACTTTGAGCGTGATCGCGCCGGACAGAATCGCGGCATTGGTGTGTTCACGCCGGTTCTGGCGCACGCGAAAATGTTGGCCCGTTACTACGGCGTCGAGCTGCAAGCGGCAACCGTCGCGACAATCTTTGGCACGTACGTGACCAGCCCCTACGACCCGAAGATGGTCGAAGCGGCGATGGATAGCGATGGCGAAGAGCTTGGCTTCTATCAAGACCTTCGCGCCGACTGGTCCAAAGAGCGGCCGGCGATGTTGAATGGCGTGCGCGTTCCGACGCTCGCGCCGGGCGAAGAGATCAAGCAGGTTGCGGCTGCGCATCCTCATGACGGCTTTGGGGACTTTGCGCATGAAATGCTCCGATCGATCGCTGCTGCGCTTGGTGTATCAGCTGAGCAGATCACACAGGACTGGTCGCGCACCAACTATTCCAGCGCTCGAGCCGCGATGCTCGAAAGCTGGAAGACGCTGAGTCGGCGCAGTACTGAATTCAAGTATGGGACTGCGGGCCCGCTGTATTCGTGCTGGCTGCATGAGGTAATGGAGACTGGGTTGTTGAAGGACGTTCTCCCGCGAAATGCTCCGAGTTTCATGGAGGCCGCCACGGCTTATTCGCGCTGCGATTTCCTTGGTGTTGGTCGTGGATACGTGGACGTCACCAAGGAGGCTGCCGGCGCCGTCATGCGCATGGATGGCCGACTGAGTTCGCTTCGCGACGAAAATCGCGAGCAGGCAAAAGATTGGGAGGAGGTTCTCCATCAGCAGGCTCTCGAAGTGAAGATGATGAATGAACTCGGCTTGAATCTCCCCGGGTGGGCCGCTGGCGTCGCTGCTGCTGAGGCTTCCAAGCCGCAAGAAACGCCCCAACCACAATAAACGCCTTTCGATAAGTCTGCTGCGCGCCCTCTGTGGCGCGTTTTCATTTCCGCCGCTGAAATCGCATGCAAAGAGAAACAAAAATCTATGTGTTGCGCGACCCGCGCACGAATGCAATTCGGTACGTAGGAAAGACGGTTCGAAGCCTTGTACGGCGGTTGAGCGCCCATATTCTTAGGAGCGCAGAAAAACGCACACATCGCGATTGTTGGATAGCGGGACTATTGATGGCTGGATTGAAGCCGGTCATTGAGGCGATCGATGTTGCTGGCGACGACTGGGCAGAAAAAGAGCGCTTTTGGATCGCCCATTTTCGGGCCGCAGGTTGCGATTTGACGAACCAAACTGACGGCGGTGAGGGGACTCCAGGGCTGGAAGTGCCGGCGCATCTCCGGGCTCAAATTTCAGCCCGGCAATCTGCACGCATGACCCCGGAATATCGTAAGCATGTCGGCGAGAAATCGAGGGTGGCATGGACACCCGAGCGTCGCGCCGAATGGGGCGCCCGGATGTCAGAACGTTACACGGCCGAAGAGCGCGAAAGGCGATCGAAGCAATTCAATACCCCAGAAATGCTTGCATTGCAGAGGGCGAAGCAAGCGGAGGTCTGGACGCAGGAGAGACGCGCCGCTCGTTCCGCGCAGGTAAAAGCGCAGATGACTCCGGAGCGGGTTGCCGCACACAAAGCGAGGCTTAAGAAAACGACGGCTGATCCGGAGTGGAAGGCGAAACATTCGGAGCGGGAAAGGTCGAAGTGGACGCCTGAGATGCGAGCGGCGCAAGCCGCTAGAACTCGTGCGCAATTTGCGGCTAAACGTGCCGCGTCTGGACAAGAGCCACAATGAAAAACTTACCTTTCCTCGCGCAGCGGCTCTTCAACACGCCGCTCGCTATCACTCCGGCGAAAGCCGAAATGGTGATGGCGGCACTGGCCGACCGATTCGGTATCACGAAGCTTTTCCGTGCGAATGGCGACGCGCTCGCGATGAGCGAATTCGGGATCGATGAAGCCGACGATGAACCGGACTATCGCTACTACGATGTCGTGCAGGGCGTCGCGATCATCCCGATCAGCGGCACCTTGGTGCAGAAGTCGGGCTACATGCGGCCCATGTGCGGGATGACGGGCTATGACGGAATTCGGGCGAACCTCAGCATGGCGCTCGACGATTCGTCGGTGAAGGCGATCATGCTCGACATTGACAGTGGCGGGGGGGAGGTCGCGGGCTGCTTCGACTTGGTCGATGCGATCTATAGCGCGCGTGGGAAAAAGCCGATATGGGCTGTACTTTCGGAAGCTGCCTATTCGGCGGCGTACGCCATTGCAAGCGCCGCCGACAGGATCACCGTACCGCGTACGGGTGGAACGGGCAGTGTCGGGGTGATATGTGCCCACGTCGATTTTTCTAAGGCTCTCGCCAAGGATGGAATCGCCGTCACGATGATTCACTATGGTGCGCGGAAGGCGGACGGCAGCGAGTATGCGCCGCTGTCTGATCAAGCTCTCGCGCGCTTTCAAGCGGATGTCGACGAACTTGGTGAGCTCTTCGTCGCGACCGTCGCGCGCAATCGAAAACTGACTGTCGCCAAGGTGCGCGGCACGCAGGCAACAACGTTTCTTGGCGCCGCTGGCGTCGAGATCGGCTTCGCAGACCAGGTGATGGCCCCTGACGAAGCATTCCGCGCCCTGCTCTCCGAGCTGGGCGATTGACATACCCAAACCCCTAGAGGTATTCATGAGCATTCGTTCCCTTGCGGCGCGCGGGCTGTCGTTCGCCCATCTCGCCAGCCTGTCCACCAAAGCCGCCAAGGCCGAGGACGACGAAGAAAAGAAAGACGCCAAGGCTGAAGACGGGAAAGACGACGAAGACGAAGACAAGAAAGACGCGCGGGCCGATGACGGCGACGACGACAAGAAAGACAACGACAAGTCGAGCAAGGCCAAGTCGAAGGCGGAATCCGACGACGATGAAGACGCCGAAGAAGACGAAGACGACAAGAAGGCCAAGGCCGACGACGGCGACGATGACGACGAGGAAATGCGCGGCAAGAGCGCCGTTGCCAAGGCTCGTCGTCGCGAGCAGGCACGCTGCGCCGCGATCTTCGCCTCGCCGGCTGCCGGCTGCAATCCGGTTCTTGCCGCCAATCTGGCGTTCAACACCCGCATGACGCGTGCTGAGGCGCTCGCCACGTTGGAGGGCACGCCAGCTCCTGCCTCGGCCGCCCATGTCAACCGGGCCGCTCGGAACCCCAATCTTGGTGTCGATGGTGGCGCCAAGCCGTCTCCTCGGCAGGCATTGGCGGCCCGCTGGGACGCGAACCTGAAGGCTGCAAACCCGTCCCGCCGCTGATAAACCATCTGCCCCAAAGGAACTGAACCATGGGTAACCCCACTTACACGCCGTTTCAGGAGACTTTCCACAACGGCGGCTTTCTCGTCTCGCAGGCCAACGGCCACCAGTCGATCGACCAGGGCTCGCTGACCGGCGGCGTCAAGGTACTGGCTGGCACCGTGCTCGGCACCGTCACGTCCGCCGTGACGGCTGCTGCTGCCGCGCTTGGTGCGAACACCGGCAACGGCACGTTCGGTGCGATCACGGCGCAGGCGACACCGGCGACGATGATCGGTGTGTACAACATTCTGTTCACCGCAGCGACGGCCTTCACCGTCACCGCTCCGGACGGTCAGACCGCCACCGGCTCGACGGGCGTCGCATTCAGCGCTCTCGGTGTCGGCTTCACCATAACGGCCGGCGGTACCGCATTCGTGGCTGGCGACACCTTCACGGTGACGACCACCGCTGCGCCTGGCAACCCGGGCATCACGTCGGCTGCCGGAGGCACGAACACCGGCAACGGCACGCTGGGCTCGCTGACTGCGGCTGGCTATGCCGCAAAGGTCGGTGTCTACGCTGTCGAATTCGACGACGCGACGCACTTCATCATGTCCGATCCGACGGGCGCGGAAGTCGGTCATGGTACGACCGGCGTCGCCTTCAAGGCAGGTGGTCTGTCGTTCACGATCACGGCAGGCGGCACCGCATTCGTTCCGGGCGACAGCTTCGCGGTCACGGTCGCAGCCGGCTCGGGTAAGTACAAGCCCTTCGACCCGGCTAACACGGACGGTTCGCAAATCCCGAGCGGCATCCTGTTTGCCACCAAGGATGTCACGACCGCAGACAAGCCTTGCGCGGTGGTCGTGCGTCAGTGCGAAGTGAACGCGTCCGAGTTGGTGTGGCCGACGGGCATGAGCGCCGCAGCGATTACCGCTGCGCTTGCGCAGTTGAAGTCCATCGGCATTCAGCCCCGGTAACCCTCGCCTGACCTGACCAGTAAGCCGCCTTCGGGCGGCTTTCTTATTTCCGCAATCAATAGGCCGCCAGCAAGGCGGCTTTTCTTTTTCCCCGAAAGGAACAAGCCATGCCTGGCGAAATCATTGACATCTTCAACGGCGACGCATTCAGCGCGCTGACCCTGTCCCAGGGTGTCCAACGCAACCCCTACCAACCGGGTGCGCTGGGTCAATTGAATATTTTCGATCCGAATCCGATCCGCACGACGGCCGTGTCGGTCGAAGAGCGTACGGGTACGCTGAAGCTGATCGGTTTCAGCGAGCGCGGGACCGAAGGCACGCAGCGCACGACCGAAAAGCGCAAGATGCGCTACTTCGACGTGCCGCGTCTGATGCACGACGACACGATTCACACGTACGAACTCCAGAACATCCGTGAGTTCCCGGAGGGCCCGACGGGCCAGATCGTAACGGTGCCGATGCAGCTCGAGCGCGAAGTCGCGCGTCGTCTGGCGGGCCCGACGGGTCTGCTGGCGAGCGTCGAATACACGAAGGAATACCTGCGCCTCGCGGCGGTGCAAGGCCTGGTGCTGAATCCGGCTGACGGCAGCGTGCTCTATAACTGGTTCGACGAATTCCAGATCACGCAAGCAACGGAAATCGGCTTCAATCTGGCAGCCGGCACGGCCAACAGCCTTCGCCCGATCATCAACGGCGTCAAGCGGTTGATGGCTCGCAAAGCACAAGGCGCATTCACGAATCAGACGCGGATCATGGCGCTGTGCGGTGACGTGTTCTACGACCAGTTCTCCAACCATCCGGACGTGATCCGCACCTTCCTGAACTGGGAAGGCGCGAAGGACATCCGCAGCGATGCATTCGGCGACGCGTTCGCCTCGTTCGAATTCGATGGCATCACGTGGGTGAACTACCGCGGCTCGGACGACAACACTTCCGTGAAGATCGCCGATGACAAGGTCAAGTTCTTCCCGGTCAACGCTCCCGGCATCTTCCAGGAAGTGATGGCGCCGGGCGAATCGGCTGAGTTCATCAACCAGCCGGGCGCGTCGGTGTACGTGCTGCCGATCATCGATCGGGATCGTCGCATGTGGTGGAAAATGGAGGCGTATGCGTACCCGTTGTACCTCTGTACGCGTCCGGAAGTTCTTCAGAGCGGCCGCGCGGGGTCGTAATGCCCATCGACTGGAATGCCGTGGTCATCGGCCCGCTGCAGGGCGTTTTCGGCGAGCCGGTGACCTATATGTCGCTCAACGGCGCTCCGGCCTTCCAGGTAAGCGGCGTGTATGACAAGGCGTTTTTCGCCGTCAACGTCGAGACCGGATCTTTGGTCTCGACATCTCAGCCGACGCTCGGCGTGCAGCTCTCGCAATTCCCTTCGAACGCTATGCCGCAGCAAGGCGATCAGCTTGTGATCGTCGGAACAGATGAGCAATGGGAGGTGCGGGAAGTTCATCCCGACAGTAGAGGCGGTGCTCGTCTGATGCTCAACGTACCGGGGCAAACCGATGTCTGATCCGACCGCGCGCGCGGACTTCCGCGTTGCGCTGCTTTCCGTGCTTAGCGCGGTGAGCGCGCATCTGTATTCGCCGGGCGATTGGAATGTCATTGCAGGGAAGCTCCCAGCGATCAAGGTCCGTTACGGCGGTGAGGAAAAACGGTCGCTCGGCAATAACGGGCAGACCGCTTTCGATACGACGAGCACCTTCGAGATCCGTGTCGAAGTGTCGGCTGCATCAGGTCCCGCTGCGCTGCTTGCGCTCGAAGGTCTGCAAGCGGACATCGAGGCCGCGATCTTCAAGAGCGTGCCGCTTCGCAATCTCGCGCAGGACTTCCCGTTCATGCGCACACAGACCGATGTGAGCGCAGAAGGCGAGACGCATATCGGCGGAATGCTCATTTCGCTCGGCGTGCAGATGTACGAGACGTTCTATCCGGACGTCACCGCGCAGCTCGCCGAAATCGATCTGACCGCCGACATGGTGAATGTGTACGACCCGACGGGCACGTATGCGAACCCGCCATTCCCAGACGCAGTGAAGCCGGCGCCGCGCACCGAAGGGCCCGATGGACGGGCTGAAGGCTTCGTCAAAGCAACATTCTCTTAAGAGGTGACGAATGATCGTCAAACCTGCACCGGGCCTCAAAGTGCGGCATCCGGTCACGAAGCAGTTTCTGCCGCCCGAAGGCATCGAAGTGCCGGATGGCGATATTTTCTGGACGCGCGCGGCGAACGACAGTGATGTCGTGATCGAAGCGCCGACGCCCACAACCGCAACGAAGAAGGCTGGGGGTGACGCGCAATGACCGTCCCGTTCAAACAGATCCCGCAGAACCTGCGCACGGGGTTGTTCTTCGCGGAGATCGACAACTCGCACGCGAACACGGCGGTCGCGAATCAGCGCGCGCTGCTGATCGGTCCCATGACGACCGGCGCGGCTGCGCAGAATGTGCCGCTTCTCTCCGCTGGTACGGGTGACGCGAACACCCAATTCGGCGCGAATTCAGTACTCGCACTGATGACGGCCGCCTACCGCCAGAACGATACGTTCGGCGAGTTGTGGTGCCTGCCGCTGGCTGACGCTGCTGGCGCGACCGCTGCGACAGGTTCGATTGCGGTCACCGGCGCCCCGACGGCGAACGGCACGCTCGCCCTCTACATTGCCGGGCAGTTGGTCTCCGTCGCTGTCGCGGCAGGTCAGACGACAGCGCAAGTTGCGACGGCTATTGCCGCGGCGATCAATGCGATTCCGGGC